TTTAAATTATCCATCTAAAAGCATAGGCATGTCTTCAGGAGGCGAGTCAACTTCAGAGGCATTTGAAGAAATGTGCTCTGCCCAAGATATGTCTAATGTTAGAACCATACACGCTATAGTGCATAGTTTAGAACAAGGACAACAAGACGCTATCTATGCTAAATACTTAGGTGCTAAACCACCATTAGCCTTTTATTGGCAATTAGATATGGCATACGATAATTTGCTTACGATTGCAGGAAGACGGATAAATGCATAATGTTGTTGAACAGATATAGCAAAGTATGCTATAATACTACTTGTTGGACAACTCCTGTCCGTTAATAACGTAATCCCACAAAAGCCTGACTGCACTCTCTCCGTGGTTGGGCTTTTTCTTTTATATGACATTCTCAGTAACTATATGTAATCAATGCGGTGACCCTTTCGACTCTACCGAGTATCCGCTATGCAACGACTGTAGATATGACCATAGATTTATTAAATTAAGGAAAGATAATGAAATCAGCACCGAAGACAAAAGCAGGCAAGATGAAGAAAGTCAGCAAGGTAATGAAGGAATTTAAAGCAGGAACTTTAAATGTAGGTAAGTCATCAAAGAAAGTTTCAAATCCCAAGCAGGCGATAGCAATCGCTTTGTCACAAGCAAATATGTCTAAAAAGAAAGGTAAATAATTATGCCAATGGTAAAAACAAAAAGTGGAATGAAAGCGTTTCCTTACACAGCAAAAGGTAAGATGGAAGCTAAAGAATACGCAAAGAAAACAGGCAGCAAAATGGCTGCTAAACCTATGAAGAAGGCAGCTAAACGTGGCAAATAAGCCAGGTCTATACGCCAACATTGCAGCCAAGAAAGCTAGAATTAAAGCTGGCTCAGGTGAGAAGATGAGAAAGCCAGGCTCTAAACTAGCTCCTTCAGCAAAAGACTTTAGGGATGCGGCTAAGACAGCTAAGAAAAAGAAATGATTAAGAAGGGTAAGGAAACATTTTCAGGTTATAATAAACCTAAGAGAACGCCTAATCATCCTACTAAGTCACATGCAGTATTAGCTAAAGATGGTGACCAAGAAAAACTTATACGCTTTGGTCAAAAAGGCGTAAGTGGTGATAAAACAAATACAGATAGAGCAAAGTCTTTTAAAGCAAGACACGCTAAGAACATTGCAAAAGGAAAAATGAGTGCTGCTTTTTGGGCAAACAAAGTAAAGTGGTAAAACTAGATATATATGTAGGATATGATGGCAAGGTAGAACCAATTGCTTATCATAACTTTTGCCAGTCAGTTATAGAGAAGTCATCTATACCTGTTAGCTTTACACCATTAGCACTAAATACGCTTAAAGACTATAAAGAAACACATACAGACGGTAGTAACGCATTTATCTACTCACGCTTTCTAGTGCCATATCTAAATAACTTTAAAGGTATCGCACTATTCGTAGATGGCGATATGATATGCAGAACAGATATAGCAGAGATACTAGCTAACTTTGATACAGACGAAGCAATCAAAGTAGTCAAGCATCATTACCAAACAAAGCATCCTATTAAATACTTAGGTGCAAAGAACGAAGACTATCCTAAAAAGAACTGGTCAAGCGTTATGTTATGGAACTGCTCACATTGGCTTAACAAACAATTAACACCTAAGTTTGTGCAAGAACAAACAGGTAAATACCTACACAGGTTTGAATGGCTCAAGTATCCAGAAGAGCAAGTAGGTAAGCTAGACGAAACATGGAACTGGCTAGAAACAGAATACGAATACAATAAAGATGCTAAGTTAGTGCATCACACATTAGGCACACCATGCTTTAAAGACTATCAGAATACTGATTATGCTCAAGAATGGTGGGAAACATACCAAAGAATGATATACCCACTTAAGGGTAACAACAAAGAATCAGTACTATAACAGAGGGCAACCAACCTATAAGGAGTTGCATAACAATGGATAACGAAGAACGTAAAAAACTAGCAGCAGAACGTAGCTCAGAAGTAAATAAGGGAAATACTAACTCTAGTAAAAACAATAGGTTATGGGCGGAAACACTTAGACGTGCTGTCATTCAATCAGATGCAGAACGTTTAAGACAAATAGCAGAGGCTTTAATAGATAAAGCAGCTTCAGGTGATGTATCTGCTATAAAAGAATTAGGTGATAGAATAGATGGTAAGTCAGTAGCAACTACAGAGTTGACTGGCGTAGATGGTTCTAATTTACCTATAAGCATTGGGATTAACTTTGTCAAGCCAGACGATAGCAACATTTCCGGATAAGCTAGACTTCTTATTTGAGCCACACCGTTACAAAGTAGCATACGGTGGTAGAGGTTCAGGTAAGTCATGGTCTATGGCAAGGGCATTGCTTATTAAAGCAGCTAGTGAGCCAACACGTGTCTTATGTGCACGTGAAATACAAAAGTCTATCAAGCAGTCAGTACATACATTACTTAACGACCAGATACAGTCTTTAGGTCTAGGAGCTTTCTATGAAGTTCTTGAAGCTGAGATTAGAGGTATTAACGGTAGCACATTTAGCTTTACAGGTCTTGCTACTAACACAGTAGAGTCTATAAAGTCTTTTGAAGGTTGTGACATTGTATGGGTAGAGGAAGCTCAGACAGTTAGTAAGAAGTCATGGGATATTCTTATTCCTACAATACGTAAACCTAATTCAGAGATATGGGTATCATTTAACCCTAACATAGATACAGACGATACATATACTAGGTTCGTGGTTAATCCACCGGATAACGCTAAGGTTGTTAAAGTAAACTATACTGACAATCCTTGGTTTCCTGAAGTGCTAGAGATAGAACGTCTACATAGTGAGAAGACTAACCCTGACTATGCAAATATATGGGAAGGTGATTGTAAGGCTGCTGTAGATGGTGCTATATACTCTAACGAGATACGTGAAGCACAAGAAGGTAACCGTATCACAACTGTACCTTATGACCCTATGATGAAGGTTCATGTAGTAATGGACTTAGGATGGAACGACAGCATGTCAGTTATCCTATGCCAAAAGGGTATATCAGACTTACGCATCATTGGTTACATAGAAGATGACCACAGAACACTAGATAGCTATTCTGCACAACTAAAGAACTTATCCTATAACTGGGGTACAATGTTCTTACCACATGACGGACAGTCTAAAGACTTTAAGCATGGTATATCAGCAGAAGATATTATGAAGAAGTTAGGATGGGATGTAAGGATTGTTCCTAGGCAAGACATAGAGTCTGGCATTAAATTAGTAAGAATGAACTTCCACAGAATATACTTTGATAAGTCAGCTAATAGACTTGTTGAATGTTTAAAGAATTATCGCAGAAGTATAAACTCTGCAACCAACGAACCTGGCGCACCACTACATGACGAATACAGCCATGGTAGTGATTGTCTCAGATACTTATGTACCTCTATAGAGCAGATGAAGAACGAGTCATGGTCTAAAGAGAAGATACAATATAATACTAGGGGTATAGTTTAATGAAGATACAAGATATGGAAATCATTGCACAGATAGAGCAACAGGAATCTATTGCCTATGGTGTAAATGACTCATCATTGTCGGATGACAGAGCACAAGCAATTGAATATTATCTAGGTGAAAAATTCGGTAACGAAGAAGAAGGTCGTTCACAAGTTGTATCTTATGACGTTCAAGACACTATCGAGTCAGCATTACCACAATTACTTAAAGTATTCGTAGCCGGTGACAAGGTTGTTCAGTTTGACCCTAAAGGTCCTGAAGACCAAGAAGCAGCAGACCAAGAAACAGATTATGTAAACCATGTCGTTATGGAAAAGAACGAAGGGTTTAAAGTATTCTATGTATGGTTTAAAGACGCATTACTATCTAAAAACGGATATGTAAAGGTTTACTCTGAAGAAGAGGAAGAAGTAGAAGAATACGAGTACAAAGGTCTTACAGACGCACAACTACAAATGTTGGCTTCAGATGAGAAGACAGAAGTATTAGAGCATACTGGTTACCCTGACCCATCTATTAACATGGATGCGTTATATCAACAAGCTATGATGAATGGTGTAGACCCAGCTACTATTATGCAACCTATGTTACATGACGTTAAGCTCAAGGTTACAGAAAGCAAGACTGAAATATACATTGATAACGTAGCACCTGAAAACATGATGATATCTGTAGAGGTATCAGGCCCTAATCTACAAGACGCTACTTTTGTTCAGCATAGAGAAGTCATGCAGTTAGCTAGTATTGCTGAAGCATTTGACAAGCCATTAGAATACATCAAGTCTATCATGTCAGACATTCGTGATACGTTTGAAGAAGAGTCTAATGCTCGTGATATCTATGATGAAGAATACGACAGAGCTATTGCTCCAGAAGAAGGTTTAGTTAAAGACACATACATTAAGTTAGATGGTGTAAGACATAGAGTAGTTGTATTAGGTAACACTATCCTTTATAAAGAGAAATGCGAGTATGTACCTTTCGCATGTATCACACCTATGATAATGCCACATAGACATATCGGTCGTTCTTATGCTGACTTGACTATGGACATTCAGCTTATTAAGTCTACCCTTATTCGTGGTCAGTTAGATAATATGTATCTAGCTAACAATGGTCGTTATGCTATTAGCGATAGAGTAAATCTAGACGATATGCTTACATCACGTCCAGGTGGTATTGTTCGTGTAGAAGGTGACCCAGGTTCAGGCATTATGCCTTTATCACATCCACCACTACCAGCATCATCATTCGGTATGGTTGAATACATGGACTCTATGAAAGAGAAGAGAACAGGTATTACAGCTTACAATCAAGGCTTAGATTCTAACTCACTAAACAAGACAGCTACCGGTGTAGCACAGATAATGAATGCGTCTCAACAACGTATTGAGTTAGTAGCTAGAACATTCGCTGAGACAGGTGTAAAAGAGTTATTTAAACTTGTGCATTATTTAGTTAGAACAACACTTACTAAACCAGACATTATTCGTTTACGTAACAAGTGGGTAGAAGTAGACCCTAGAGAATGGAAAGCTCGTAAAGACTTATCTATCTCTGTAGGTTTAGGTGCAGGTAATAAAGACCAACAACTAACACATCTAATGTCTATCTTGAATATGCAAAAAGAAGCTATCCAAATAGGTCTTACATCACCAGAGAAGATATACAACGCATTAGCTAAACTTACACAGAACGCAGGCTTTAAGAATCCTGAAGAGTTCTGGGTTAATCCTGCTAATAGACCAGAAGGTCAAGAGCCACCTAAAGAAGACCCTAACGATAAACTTATACAAGGTCAGTTAGCTATTGAGCAACAAAAGGCTCAGTCTGATATGCAATTGTCACAACAAAAAGCACAGGCTCAGTTAGCACAAGAACAAGAACGTAGTAAGAATGACATCATCATTGAACGTGAAAAGATAATGGCACAAGCAGAACTAGAAAGATTTAAAGCTCAACTTAAAGCAGAGACAGATTTAGCTATTGCTCAAATCAAAGCTCAGTCAGGAATGATATATGGCGGATAAGTCACTACAAGAAGTTAAGCGTGGCGAACAAGCATCACAGATATTAGATAACCCTATCTACAAAGAAGCTATGGATAAGGTTCGTGAAAGTCTTATTGCTAGTATGGCTAACAGTCCACTAGGTGATGAGAAGACCCATAACAAATTAGTAATCGCATTACAGTTATTAAACCAAATAAACAAGCAACTTACTGACGTGATGACCACAGGTAAGCTCGCAGCTATCCAAACGGACAGACCTAAGTTTAAGATATTTGGGTAAGGACAAGCCCACTTAATACTCTAACGAGTATTTTTATTGTCTAATTTCAAGGAAATAAAACTATGAGTGACCAAGTCGCAGAACAGTCACCACAAAGTCGGTTAGAGACTATGCTTGGTGATAGTGTTGAATCAGATGTTAAACCACCTGAACTTCAAGACGAAGAAGAACAAACACCACTAGAGGCTGAGGCTGAAGCTACTGAAGAAGTAGAATCAGAAGAAGCAACAGAAGAATCAGATGACGAAGCTGAGGAAGAAGAACAGTCGAAAGATGAAGTTCCTGCTATCCTTAAACTTAAAGTCAATGGTGAAGATGTTGAAAAACCACTAGACGAAGTAGTAGCATTAGCTCAACAAGGCTTAGACTACACGCAAAAGACACAACAAGTAGCAGAACAACGCAAAGAGCTAGAAGCCTATGCCCAGCAAATACAAATGCAGGAGCAAGCCTTTCAAGAGCAAATGCAACTTAACAATGTCTTAATTGAAGATGTAGCAAAAATCACATCATTAGACCAACAATTAAACCAATATGCAAACGTGAATTGGCAACAATTGTCTGATAATGATTTTGTGGAAGCACAAAAACTTTTCTTTACATACAACCAACTACAGCAAGAACGTAGTCAACTTGTTTCACAGTTTGAAGCCAAAAAGCAACAAGTCGTTCAGAAGCAAACGCAATTGATGTCTGAGAAGATAGCAAAAGGAAAAGAAGTTCTAGCAAAAGAGATACCAAATTGGAGTCCTGAGACTAACCAAGCATTGTTATCTACTGGCAAGGACTATGGTTTTTCAGATGCCGAACTTAACTCAATTGTTGACCCTCGTCACGTAAAGGTATTGCATGACGCTATGCAATGGCGAAAACTTCAACAGAATTCAACTGTAAAGAAAAAAGTATCAAGTGCTAAGCCAGTAGTGAAACCTGGTTCTAAAGATACTAAAGCGGAAGCTAGCTCTGCTCACCGTAAATTACGTGAATCATTACGTAAGACTGGTAAGTCAGATGCAGCTCAAAAACTTATCGAAAACATGCTTTAATTTACAAAGGAAAACATTATGTCAGAATCAGCAACCAATACCTATACGGGTAAAGGTATAGCGGAGTCATTTGAAGATATTATCTTTGATATTTCTCCAGAAGATACACCTTTACTCTCAATCGCAAAAAGAATGTCAGCAGGTCAAACTTACCATCAATGGCAAACAGATACACTTGCAGCCGCAGGTACTAACCGTGCACTTGAAGGTGATGACTCAACATTCTCAACATTAGCAGCAACAACAGTATTAGGTAACTATACTCAAATCTCAAGCAAAACAGTTCAAATTTCAAACACATATGACGTAGTACGTAAGTACGGTCGTAAGTCTGAAGTTGCTTACCAACTTATGAAAGCTGGTAAAGAAATGAAGCGTGACATGGAGTATGCTATCGTACGTAACCAAGCATCATCAGCAGGTGGCGCAGCAACAGCTCGTTCATCAGCAGGTATTGAGTCTTGGATTACTAACCGAGTATTAGCTACAGGTTCTACATCTGGTACAACTCCTGGTTTCTCAGGTGGTACAGTTGCAGCTCCTACAGACGGTACTCAAGTAACATTCATTGAAGCAGACTTAAAGTCAGCATTACAATTGGCATGGACAGACGGTGGCGAGCCATCATTAATCCTTATGTCAGCAACTAACAAAGCACGTTTCTCTGGCTTTGCTGGTATTGCTACTAAGTTTGTAGATGTACAAATCAAAACACAAGCTACTATTACTGGTGCAGCAGACGTTTACGTTTCTGACTTCGGTAATCACACTGTGAAACTTGACCGTTTCATGCGTGACCAAGCAGTTTTATGTGTTGACCCAGGCTATGTTGGTTTAGCTTCACTACGTCCTTTAAGCAAAGAAGAACTTGCTAAGACTGGTGACTCAACTAAGTATCTATTAACAGCAGAATATGCTTTAGTAGTTCAAAACCCTGACGCACATGCAAAAGTGCAAAACGTAGGTGTTTAGTAATTAGATGTGATATGATAGAGGGAGTTAATTCTCCCTCTGTTGTATTTATACTATGCCAATATTATTTGACCACAATAGCGTAACAGGTGTAAGTCAGTACTTTGACTATGACCCTGCTAAAGATACATACTACCTAACCTCTACTCAAGATGTGAGCAGCATGTTAGACAAGATTAAACAAGCAAGAGATAACCCTGAGATTTGGAACAAAGGTGTTAAAGAAGAATGGGCACACTTTGCTAGTATTCCACCTGTAGTGGAAATGCAGTTAAAGCAAAAGGGTATAGACATGTATAACCCTAATCAAACAAAAGAGTTAATGAAAGAAATAAACGAAAACTATCCTTACCTTAAGTTGACTACAAAGAGTGGATAAAGAAGAATTAAAGAAAGTACAGTTAGCAATACACGACCTCATACAAAAAGAAGAGTATGACGTAGCTTTACCTATTATTAACGAAGTGTTAATGGTCTATCCTAATGATGCAGCTACATTACATTTTCTAGGTTACATCTGGTTAATGGGTGATAAGCCTGCATTTGCATATCAGTTATTCCGTAGGTCATTACAAGAGTCACCAAGTAATAAAGCATTATGGACATCTCTAGGTCGTGCATGTCATGAAATGGATATGTTTGAAGAAGCTATACAATACTTCTTAAAGTCAGCAGAATTAGACCCTAGCTATGCACTAGCTTATGCTAACGCTTCAGCTTCACTCGTTCAGATGTCACGTTGGGATGATGCAGAGAAGTCTGCAAAGATGGCTCTAGAATGCAATCCTAACGAGCTACACGCACAATTAAACCTAGCTCATAGTTACCTAGCCAAAGGTGAATGGGAATTAGGTTGGGCAGAATGGAACAAGTCATTAGGTGGTAAGTTCCGTAAAGAATTATCTTATGGTGACGAAGTAAGATGGGATGGCTCATCCGGTAAAAACTTAATCATCTATGGTGAACAAGGTTTAGGTGATGAGATATTCTATGCTTCATGTATTCCAGACGCTATAGCAATTAGTAACAAAGTCTACATAGACTGTGACGAAAGATTAGAAACATTATTTAAACGTAGTTTTCCTAATGCAGAAGTGCATGGAACACGTAGAGCAAAAGAAGTGGAGTGGACAAATGACATTACAATTGATGCCAGATGTGCTATTGGCGGGTTACCTCAGTTTTGCAGACCAACGAGCAAGTCTTTTCCTGGGACTCCTTTTCTAGTACCTGATAAAGATAAGGTTGAAATGTGGAAAGCCATGTTTAAACCATGGGGTAAAACAGTCATAGGTATCACGACTAAAGGCGGTACATTTAGAACAAACTCTAAAGGCAGACAGCTTACAGAAGAAGATTTACAGCCACTACTTAAACGCAAAGACATACAGTTAGTTAGTCTTGACTATAGCGTAGAACGCAAAATTGAAGGTGTTAAGTACTTAGAATTAGCATCTGACGCAAAAGATTATGATGACACAGCAGCTCTTATAGCAGCTTGTGATATGGTTTTAGGGGTCAATACTACAGCTTTACATTGTAGTGCTGCTATGGGCGTTAAAACATGGTGCTTGGTACCTAAATACCACCAATGGAGATATGCTCAAGTAAGTATGCCTTGGTATAGACACATGAGACTATTCTACCAAGATGATAAAACATGGAATGAAGTCATAGAAAACGTTACAAATCAGTTATGAAATTAGCAGGCAACACTTATTTACCAGATAGTGATGAGTTCTTTGTCAACTACTTTAAATTAGGTGATGTGTTTGAAAACAAATCACTAGATATTGCAATAGAACATGTAAAGAAATGGGATGTTGCAGTAGATGGTGGTGCACATGTAGGTAGCTGGTCTAGGTTTCTATGTGATAAGTTTAATCTAGTCGCATCCTTTGAACCTAACCCTGATAACTTTGAATGTTTAGTAGCAAATACTAAGAACAAAAACAATATTATTCTGTCTAAGTTTGGTCTATACGACACTCATCAAGAGTTTGCACTAGCAAGTGGTAATAACACAGGTTGTTGGCACTTATCTGAAGGTAAGGGTATTAAAGTAATGCCTATGCCTGACTTCGGTGCATTAGACTTCTTAAAACTAGACGTAGAAGGTTTTGAACACAATGCTATTGCAGGCATGATAGACCAGGTTAAACGTTATAGACCTGTAATTGTGATAGAAGAAAAAAGCCTAGCACATAAACCACTCACATACGAAGCAAGAAATCTATTAGAAAGCATTGGCTATAAAGAAGTAGGTCAAGCACATAAGGATATAATCTTTGCTTAACATAACATTTCTTCATGTAGGTAAAGATGTAGATATGCCTACAAAAATGGTAGCTTCTGTAAAAGAAGTGATGCCAAATGCAAACATAGTTCAATTATCAGATATGAATACGCCAATTATAAAAGGCGTAAATACTATTATTCGTAAAGAATATAACGGTCTTATTATGTTATTTAGATTAGAACACCTAGCTTCATTAAGAGGCAATTGGGTAACGCTAGATACTGACATGATAATCAAGAAAGACTTATCTCATGTATTTAACCAAGACTTTGATGTAGCTTTAACTAAACGCTATGGCTCTATTATAGATACAGAAGGTAATGATATCGTTAAGCTCATGCCATATAACGCAGGTGTTATGTTTTCTAAGAACCATGAGTTTTGGATAGAAGCATTAAACAAATTAAAGAGTCTGGATAAAAAAGCACACGAATGGTATGGAGACCAATTAGCTATTAAGTTAATTGCAGATACAGATAACTATAAAGTATTAGAACTATCTTGTGATGAATATAACTACACTCCAAAAGATAAAGAAGAACGTAAAGATGTATATGTTTATCATTTTAAAGGTCAGCGTAAAGACTGGATGATGAACGGACAATATTAAAGGATATTAAATGGCATTTACAAACTATACTAGCTTTGTATCAACAGTAGAAAGCTATCTAGCGAGAACAGACTTATCAAGTGTTATCCCTGATTTCATTCAGATGGCACAGTTAAGAATGAGTCGTGATTTACGAACAGAAGCTATGTTAAAGGTAGCTACGACTACACCTTCTGATAACAAGGTAGCGTTTCCTACTGACTTCTTAGAGTTAAGAGAAATGCACTTCCAAGGTAACCCACCTATTATCTTAGAGTATCAATCACCTGACTTGTTCTTCCGTAATGGTCAAACATCATTATCAGGTCGTTCACATTACTTTACAATGTTAGGCACAGAGTTCCAATTTGCACCAAGTCAAAACTCTGATTACACTATTCAGATTCTATATTATGCTCAACCTACATTTATCTCTACTACAACATCTAGTAACTTGTTCTTAGCATACTACCCAGACGCTTTACTTTACGCCACATTAGCAGAAGCAGAACCGTATCTTATGAATGACCCTAGAGTAGTAACATGGTCAGGATTATATGATAGAGCCATTGCTAATATTAAAACAAGTGACTTAGGTCAAACATACGCATATACCACATTAAACGTAACACCGAGATAAGGAAAAATTATGTCAGAAATAAGCACCTATTTAGAAAACGCACTTATTAATGCAACTCTGAGAGCAACAACTTTTACATCACCTTCCACAGTATATGTATCATTATGGACTTCAGACCCTACAGACGCAGGTAGTGGTACAGAAGTTAGCGGTGGCTCATACGCTAGACAATCAGTAACTTTTGGCGCACCTTCTAGTGGCTTATCTACTAACAATGCTGACGTTACATTTCCAACTTGTACATCTTCATGGGGAACAGTAGGTTGGATTGGTATTAATGATGCAGTATCAGGTGGTAACTTACTTTATCACACACCATTAGACGTAGCTAAAGCAATTACTACTGGCGATGTATTTAAAATTGCTACAGGTAACTTATCAGTAGAGTTATCTTAATACTTAGCGTTAAACGATAAAGGAATATAAATGGCTTTAGTAATAAAGGATAGGGTCAAAGAAACATCCACGACTACTGGCACTGGTACGCTTACACTTGCTGGAGCTACTACTGGCTATCAATCTTTTAGCACAGCTATCGGTAATACAAATACAACTTACTATACTATCTCTACACCTACAGGTTCAGAATGGGAAGTGGGTATTGGCACAGTAGCAGCAGGTACGTTAGCTAGAACAACTATCCTTGCTTCATCTAATGGTGGTAGTGCTGTCAATTTTAGTGCTGGTACTAAAGACGTATTCGGTACTTACCCTGCTGGTAAAGCTGTTTATTCTGATATTGAAAGTGATATTACTATAAATGGATTAAGAGTAGGTAAGGGTGGTGGTGCTGTAGCTACTAACACTGCTGTAGGTTTCCAAGCTATAAATGCTACTGCTACAGGAACTTTTAATACTGCATTAGGTTATCAAGCATTAAATGCTAATACTTCAGCAAGTCAAAACATTGCTGTTGGTTATCAAGCATTAAGAGTTAATACAACTGGTCCAAGAAATACTGCCGTAGGTGATAGGGCATTAGCAGCAAATACTACTGCTAATGATAATACTGCTATTGGTTATATATCATTAGTTAATAATATTACTGGATTAACAAATACAGCTTGTGGTGGTGGTACTTTAAGTAATAACACTACTACTAATAATAATACAGCAGTTGGTTATTTTGCATTAAATGCTAACACTACAGCCGTAGCCACATTAGGTTCTATCACAGGTGGTTCAGGCTATACAGATGGTACATATTCTGCCGTAGCTATGACACCAGTATCAGGTGCTACATTCCTTACATACCCAACAGTCAATGTTACAGTATCAGGTGGTGCAGTAACAGCAGTTACATTAGTCACCAATGGTAGAGGTGCATCAGTCACTACAGCTACAGTTTTAACAGTGGCAGCAGCTCTTATAGGTGGTACAGGAAGTGGCTTTAGTATTCCTGTGGCTACCTTTGCAGCAGGTTCTAACAATACAGCGGTAGGTTCTAGTGCTTTAACTACTAATACAACAGGCAATAATAATGTAGCAGTAGGTATAAATGCTTTAAATCTTAATACAACTGGTATTACTAACACAGCAATAGGTGCTTCAGCATGTGCTGCAAATACTACAGCAAGTCTTATTACAGGCGTTGGTTATCTTGCTTTAACAAGTAACACAACAGGTACTAATAATACAGCTTTAGGGGCAAGTGCCTTAAGATTTAACACTACTGGTGCTAGTAACACAGCAGTAGGTGTAAGTGCTTTAACAGGTAATATTTTAGGTGCACAAAATATTGCTGTTGGTGGTAGTGCATTAGCAGCTAATACAACAAATGTAGCTACACTAGGAACTATTGTAGGTGGTACTGGATACAATGGTGGAGCTTCAGGTGGACCATTAACTGTACAAGCATCATTATCTAGCGGTTCTACTGCTACTACATACCCTACACTTTCTATTACAGTAACTAGCGGTGTAATTACTGCTGCTACTTTAGTCACTAATGGTGTAGGATTTAAAGATACAACTACAGTATTAACAGTAACATCTGCCGCTATGGTGACAGCAGGATTCGCTGCTGGTGGTTCAGGATTTACAGTGCCTGTAGCTACTTTACAATCAGGTGGTGATAATGTAGCGGTTGGTCATCAAACTTTACTAAGTAATACTACAGGTTCTTTCAATACAGCCGTAGGTAGACTTGCCTTACAAAATAATACAACTGGAGTAAGAAATACTGCGATTGGACAAGCTGCTTTACAAGCAAATACTACAAATAATTTTAGTACTGCTGTAGGTAATAACGCATTAACTTTAAGTAATGCTATAGCAAATACCGCTTTAGGACAAGCGGCTGGACAAGCAGTTACATCAGGTACAGGTAATACATTACTTGGATATAATTCAGGTTTCTCAGGTACTAACAACCTAACCACAGGTTCTAACAACACTATTATTGGACAAAACGCAGCAGCATCATCAGCAACTGTATCTAACGAAATAACACTAGGCAACGCATCTGTAACATCACTAAGAGTACCAGGCATAGCAGCTACATTTGGTACTGATAACTCTACTATATCTACGCTAACTGTGGGTAAGGGTGCAGGAGCAATTGCAACTAATACAGCAGTAGGAGTGTCAGCATTAAATAATACTAATGCTTCTAGTGCTTTTAACACTGCTGTTGGTTTTAATGCTATGGCATCTACCACAAGTGGTCAGTCCAATACTGCTATGGGTAGATTAGCTTTAAATACAAATACTACAGGCGGTCAAAACACTGCAATAGGACAAGGTGCTTTAACCAATAACAGTGCTTCTGGAAATACAGCTTTAGGAAATTCTGCATTAAATTCTAATACATCAGCAACAGGTCAAGTAGGATTAGGTTACCAATCTTTATTATACACGACTACAGGTGCTAGTAATACTGGCGTTGGGTACTCATCACTACAAAATAATACATTAGGTGCTAATAATGTGGCAGTTGGTAGAGATTCTCTTATAGCTAATACTACAGCAGTAGCCACACTAGGTGCTATTACTGGTGGTTCAGGATACACTAACGGAACATATACTGGTGTAGTCATGACGCTTTCATCAGGTACAGCCGCAGGTGTTTATCCTACAGCTACTATTGTTGTTGCAGGTGGAGCAGTTACTACAGTAACTCTTACAGCGTTTGGTTCAAGATTCTTAGACACAACCACAGTACTCACAGCTCCTGCTGCATCTATCGGTGGAACAGGTAGTGGATTCACAGTACCCGTAGCAACACTAGCTACAGGTGGTAATAACACAGCAGTGGGATATCAGGCATTAAATGCTAATACGACAGCGAGCGATGTTGATGCTTTTGGATTTCAATCAATGCTATCAAACACTACTGGGATTGCAAATACAGCTTTTGGTGCTAGAACATTAAGACTTAATACTACTGGTATAGGTAATAGTGCTTTTGGTAATCAAAGAGCTGGGGTTATAGCAGCAGCTTTAGCTGCTAACACTACAGGTAATTTTAATGCTGCCTTTGGAACTGGAGCATTAGCTGGCAATGCTACAGGTATAGGTAGCTCTGCATTTGGCTATTCAGCTTTAAGTTTATGTACTAATAATAATAATTCTGCATTTGGATATTTAGCTTTAACTACTCTTAGTAGTGGACAATCAAATACAGCTATTGGCGGACAAGCAGGTCAAGTAGTTTCAACAGGCAGTCAAAACACATTATTAGGAGCTTTTGCAGGTAATAGTGGCACTAACAATCTTAC